AATTATGAAATCTTAACTAAAGGAGAAAAATGATTACTACTATTATGGCAGGATTTGCCTTCGGATATTGTGTGATGGACATTATTCAAAACTATCGTGCTCGTCGCACTGTGTGTGAGAAAAACAAATGAGCTATCCTGCACCAGCTTACCTTGAAGACGACATCTGGTTCGGCCCTGCTTTTCGAAGCGAGAAGGCTGAAAAGAAACTCAAGGTTGAAAAGATCATCGAAAAACGTATGGAGACCATAATTGTCGAAGAGACAAAAGAAGTCCCCAACATCCACACTGTGATGTACGAAATTGCTACCAAGAACCAGAGCACCACGCTGCACCTGGATCCTGCCCCCGTGCTTGGAGGTGGTTCTGAAGAAGTCTGGCAATCGGGTTCTGGAATGAACACATAAGAGTTTACACTCGGCCCAAAGAACTATAAACCTATTGAGACTTTTCCACTCTCAATCATGACCGAAGACTGGAGGTACGAAGACCACAAAATGCAACTGAGAAGTGAATGCTACTCTACGCTACTACACAACTTCGGAGGTACTCTCACCATTGATGGTGTCCCTACTAACACCATGAAATCAATAACTGAGTGTGCTCACGATTGGGTGTCTCAAGGTAATCCGAATGAGAACGGACTTATCCAATTCTATCTCAACAACTACGCAAAATGAAAGCTCTACTTGGTTTTCTCACCGCTCTTTTTATCGCGCTGCCCGCATATGCCATCGATGTTACGATGGGTGTAGACGGGAACTTGGCGTTTGATCCACCAGACATTTCTATCTCTGCAGGCGACACAGTTCACTTTGTTAATGGTATGCTTCCTCCCCACAATGTGGTTGTGGAAGACCACCCAGAGCTCTCGCACGAAGGTCTAGTTTTTGCCCCAGGCGAAAGCTTCGACATTACTTTTGACGAAGCCGGAACTTACACATTCTGGTGTGCTCCTCACAAAGGCGCCGGCATGATCGGCACTATCGAGGTTTCCTGATGCAAAAAGCAATCAACGTTGTCGCTCTCCTATCTGGACTGGTTTCTCTAGTCACTCTGAGCACTGGCATCTATGTCTACAAGAACCAGGATGTGCTAGTGGAAGATGCTAGAAAGCAAATCACAAAAGAAATCACTAAAGCGGTCTCAGAGCTCCTCCCCGCTACTCCTAAACTAGACTCACCTGTTTCCCTTCCTGTCAAGCCTTTCTAACAATGTCCTACACTATCACCCTTCGCTCCCCCGATGGTACCGAGAACTCATTCGAGTGTTCTGGTGAGCAGTACATCCTCGAGGCTTCTGAAGAGGCGGGCGTTGACCTCCCTTCTTCCTGCCGTGCTGGTGCCTGCTCCGCTTGTGCTGGCAAACTAGTAAGTGGCACAGTCGATAACGAGGAACAGTCATTCCTCGATGATGACCAAATTGCCGAGGGCTTCATCCTTACTTGTGTAGCCTATCCAACTAGCGATTGCGTCATTCTTACTGAACAAGAGGAGAATCTCTGACGTTCCGCAAGGGTAAGACTAAGAACTGACTTACCTCTATAAGAATGAACATTCTTGACGTTTATACTTTCTCCCCTGGTCTTCCTTATCAGGGGAGTTTAACTATACCTGGGCAATATCCTTTACACAGGTTTGCTCAAGTCTTAAATGTTACTAGAGGGGTCAGCCTTTTTGACCCTGACGACTATAAGAAGAATGCAAATTGGAGTTATGATGGTGTTTCTGATGAGACGACTTTAGTTTTTGAAACTTGGACGGCAGGTTTTGATGCCAGTGATGATATACTCGCCTGAAGGAGTGGGTGGTGGAGGTCCTGCTTCTAATGTGGCGGTTACAAACTTCCCAGTGTCACAGACAATTAACGGAACAGTCGGAGTTTCTGGCGAGGTAGAAGTTGTTAATGACTCCGGCAACCCTCTCCCTGTAACAGGAACCGTTGCTATAAGCAACTCCGAGGTAGAAATCTCTAATGACATCGGAAACCCGGTCCCGGTAAGTGGGACAGTTTCAGTTTCTAGTGATTCTCTAAACCCCGTCACGATTGCAGGGGATGTCACTATTGTTAATCCAGAAATTGAGATCAAAAATGACGTAGGGAACCCCGTTCCGGTAAGCGGAACCGTTGCCATTAGCAATGCAGAGCTGGAGATCTCTAACGATTCTGGCAACCCGGTCCCAGTAAGCGGTACTGTTGCTGTCAGTAACACTGAATTTGAGATCGTTAATGACACTGGGAATCCTATTCCAGTTAGTGGAACGGTTGCAGTTAGTAACACCGAATTTGAGATCGTTAACGACACCGGGAATCCTATTCCAGTTAGTGGAACAGTTGCTATTAGCAATGGTTCGCTAGAGGTTTCCAATGACGCCGGCAACCCTCTTCCTGTCAGTGGACAAGTCACCGTTGCAACAGGTCCCTTAGATCCGATTTACGTTATCGCTGACCCCACTTTTCCGGTCCCCGTAACTGGGACGGTGGCTATTAGTAACCCTGAGCTAGAAATCACCAATGCTATTGGCAATCCGATCCCTGTTGTCTCCACGCAAAATAACCCAGTTATTGTTAATCAGGGACCCGCTAGTGCCGCCGGATTTGGTGAAAACCTAACTGCTGAACTAACACCGGTAGTTCAATTGGAAGCGATTTATGGTCTCGGCAACGAGATGGAAGATGAGTTCGAGCGCTTCTCCCAACTTGGAGGTGCAACAGGAACTAACGAATCTCTGTTCCAAGTCTCTTGCAGTGCCACAAACTTTAGTTATGGAGTTCTACGCTCTAGCAGATTCCTTCGCTATAGACCAGGACAAAGTGCAACCGGTCGCTTCACTGCCGCATTTGGTGCTCCAGCTGCCAATGTTTCCCAAAGAGCTGGACTCTTCAATCAAGAAGCAGCTTGGATGGTGGGGTATAACGGGACCGATTTCGGTGTCCTTCACAGTTATGGAGCAAAGGCGGCGATTGTTCGTATCGTAGTTGTCAGCGGTCCTTCTAGCAACACAGACCTCACAATCACATTTGCTGGTTTCCCTCTGACGCCTATCCCGTTAGTGGCTGGTGAAGACAGAGTGGAAACTGCGGCTAGGATCGCAAACTCTGGAGTGTTTGGTGCCGCTTGGAATGTGGAGCAGGTTGGAAGTACTGTGTTCTTGGTTTCTACGAACACAAACCCCCTATCTAACACCACTTTCACATACTCGCATTCAGACTCTGTCGGTTTAGCAATTTTGGATAGAGACGGTGTGTCTCCTACAGATGCGTGGACGCCTGCAGCATCCTTCAACGTGGACAAACTTGACGGCAGCGGTCCGTCCGGTATGATCATAGACCCGACGAAGCTCAACGTGTTCCAGATTCGCTATAAGTGGCTGGGTGCTGGTGCCATCTCGTTCATGATCGAAGATTCTCTGACAGGGAACAATATTGAGTTCCACAGGATCCTTTGGTCCAACCAAAACAACGTCCCGCATGTAGCAAACCCCTCTATGAAGATCGGGTACGTGTGCTATAACCTAGGGGGAGGAGTACAAACAGAGGTTACCGGGTCATCTATGATGCTAGCTGTTGACGGAAAGAGGGAACTGACTCACTTCCCGAAAGCAGTCGCTGTTTCTAAAACCGGACTTTCCAATGACAATGTTGATCCAGATGACATCCACCACATTGTAAGTATCCGCAACCCTCTCACAATTAGTGGCAAGATTAACACTAGAGAGCTGATCCTTCAAAATGCTTCACTTACTGCTGTCTCCAGTGACCCTACCAATTTCCTAATTTACTTGGACGCGGATCTAATCAGTGGATACCACATTTGGCAAACGCTTGCTAAGTCTAATGCTACATACTCAAACGTGGACGGAGAGATTGACGGAACTGCTTTCACACCTTTAGCCATTTCTACTGTCGTTGGTGGTGGCGTTTCTGGGGGAGGTAAAGACATTAGTCTTTTGGACTATGACATTGTCGTGCCCGCTGGCTCCACCATTAGCATTTGCGCAAGGAGCAGCACCAACATTACCGAACTATCTACTGCTATAACTTGGACTGTTGACTGAGTTTACTCGGGTCTTCTTAGGGTAAAATACAAATAAGAGGGTGGTTCTCCACCCTTCGTTCATCGCCTCGCAAGCGACGGAAGTAGTTGACGCGCAACGGATTCAATCGTTGATCCCATGCCCATACTCTTAATGACATGCGTACAAGTGAACGTCCTCGCAACGAGGGTCTATGACAACTCAATCCTTAAGGATTACGAGAAAATAGAGATCATTGCAGAACTTCAGAATTCTGCCGAGGATCAACCTTGTAGAGTGGGCACGGGACGCAAACGTCATACGAAGGAACGTGAATGACAACCTCATTCCGTTTTTATCATGGCACAAGTTACTTACCGTGGAGTGAAATACGATACAACTGAGTATCGTGACCGCCCCAGAATTGTTAGTTTCGTTGAAGAGAAGTACCGTGGCATTAAGCACATGGAAGCTCACTCTGTTAGGGAGGCTGCAAAATGATCAAATCTAACACACTCGACTTGATCAGAGCATCAGAGATTCGTAAAAAGAACCTCAAAGCAGCTCAAAAACTAATGGCGATCAAAGACCACAAGACGTACTGCTTCGCCAGTGCTGCTTGATGGCAGGAGGGGCGAGAGCCCCTCTTTTCTGTTATTTGGGGTAAAACTAAATAGCATTAAGGTCCCCCTATGAGCTCACGCTTGATTGAATTTTCCTTGTTCCTTTTGGGACTGGGATTCTCTGAAGTTGTCATAAAACCTATCGTAACTCGCTACTTTAGGAAGAGTCTACTACTCTTGCCGGACATCTTCGATAAGCTCGACCCACTAATGCCCCGGTATATTTCTGAGTGTTCTCCAGAAGAAATGAGAGAGATGATTCTCAATGTTATCGGTCAATCTGCTGAAGAGGGTAGTGTCAAGTTGAGCGAAAGGGAAAAGCAAAAGCTCTTTAAAGAGTTTGTACGACAGTACGACCCTATGAAGGCCACCATTAAAGTCAAAAAATAGTCATGTACGGATTTAGTAGCAAAGTTCAAGGACTTCTCCAACTCCTGAAAGAAGGAGAGCGTGAGGAAGCGATGGCGAAGCTTGACCCTAGCATCGCAAAGAAGCTCAAAGAGCGTCGTAACAAAGAAAGACCCGCAGGATCAGGTGGACTGAACCCTGAAATGGATTTGAAAGTCGGACACAGAAGGTCTGGAGTCCCTGAAGAGCAAGATATGGGTAAGGCAATGCTAGAGAGTTCTGGCAAGTACTACCTTCAGAACAACCCAGCAGAAGTGAAGTACTCTGAGGAGGAGTGATGAGCGAGGAAGAATGCTGCAAAGTAAACATATTTGACTCTGCTGCCGACTCTGTGAAAAGAGTGATAAAAGACAGAAGGATAGTCACGGCTTCCCAACAAGCAGAGCGTTTGAGCATTTGTGTCCAATGCGAACACTTTTCTCAAGGAAACGCAGTATGTAAAAAATGCTGGTGCTTCCTCAAGCTAAAAACGCAGTTTGCTAACATGCGCTGCCCTATTGACAAATGGACGGAGATCGAAGATGTTCAAACATGAATACGTAGTAAAAGAAGTCACACGAGTGGTTGATGGCGACACCGTTGATATTGTCCTTGATCTAGGTTTTGGACTGACAATGAAGCAGCGTTGCCGTATTGCTGGTATCGATACTCCTGAAAAGCGCACTCGTGATCTTGAAGAAAAGAAGTATGGTCTTGCCGCCACTAAGTATGCCGAAGAGTGGTTTGAGGCCAACAAAGATAAGTTAATCGTTAGAACAAAAGTCGAAGGTTCTAGTGGGAAGTACGGACGACTCCTGGGGTGGTTCTTCAACGACGAGACAGAAGTTTGCTTCAACGAACAAATCGTAGCTGACGGATTGGCCTGGGAATACGATGGTGGCACTAAACACAAAGACCTTTCTACACTGAGGCTTCCTGAATGAGTTATCTACCGCTAAGTTCTCCGCTAGGTTCGGAGAAGACTATTAGAAATAGAGGGTGGCAATGGTACAATAACACCGGAACCGCTCCCACCAACTTCCACTACCGATTTCAAGGTCCATGCATAGGGGTGACAGATGATGATGGAGTCTATCGCCATGACTGCACTAGCCCAAGTGTTAATATTGTGACTGATCTGTGTGGAAAGCCATTTCGCACCGGATCTAACTTCGTCGTACAAACTGCTACTGGTTCAGGTGCCCCGCCATGTGGGGGAAGGAGGAACAGATGAACTTAGTCGACAGTTTCATTAAGCACAGAGGCATACGAGGTGCACACTTCTACAACGAAAAAGAGATCATGTTCTACATGTGGAATGAGGTGGAAGGTGCTGCCAAATACCTTTTGTTCACAGATGACATTGTCGATAAGGTGATGGAGCTAGTGGCAAACTACGATGCGAAAGATGAGTTTATCGCTATACGCCTAAAGAAATCAGGCGTGACCATTGAAGTCTTTAGGGCGAACGAACTTCGCCAATAATCTACTCAAATACTTTTGGAGGTAATCAGTAAAACAATTGGGAATGCACATCGTAGCGGACGTAACCAAGTGTTCGCAGCCTTGGAAGTTAGATGATGAGTATATCGTACTCAGCGTACTTACAGATGGGGCAATAAGTTGTGGAGCAACCATCCTAGGCAAACAGTCTCATAAGTTTACACCGCAAGGAGTGACTGCTATAATAATGCTAGCCGAGTCTCACATTTCTATCCACACATGGCCCGAAAATGGGTCGTACGCATTCGATGCTTATACTTGTGGTGACATGGACTGTGAGTACGCTTTCAACAAAATCTTCACTTCTTTGGGAAGTGGGGACGTAAGCAAACATGTGCTGCATCGGTCACTATGACCTGATTCTTAGTAATAATGGATTTAGAAGAAAAAAGGGCTAACGAGCTCGTCCAAATCAACCAAAACATCGAGGTCTACAAACGACTGTTGCAAGGTGACATGCCTGAAGAAGGCAAAGAAATCATTAGGGACGAAATCAACTTCCTGGTAAACCACATGATTCCATCTCTAAAAACATACGATGTCTAAGAAAATCTACACCAAACAACTGTTTGAAGATGATAATGGTGACTACTTCATGGATCTGGGAGAGATTTGCGAGGAGTTAGGTTGGAAGGTTGGCGACACTCTTGTGTGGTCGGATAATGGGGATGGATCCTGGTCCCTTGCCAAGTTTACACAGGAGCAAGTAGGGTAGAATAACTCTGTTCCTAAAGAGAAAATGCGAATCGAAATCACCATCCCGTCAGACAAAAAGTACGTGGAGCGACTTTTCGAGTGCCTCGACAAAATCGAAGGTGACACCTCCCATAAGAGTGTGCGGCTTCGGAAATTCATCATCGAAGAATTCCGTAAAATTCGTGCCAAATACAATGGAAACCAACGGGTGGACATGGAAGCAATCATCAAAGCAGAACTTGAGCGACCGCTTGAGCGACCTGTTTATCAAAATACGAAGCTTGACAAATATCGTGTAAAGCGTTTCGACACCTCAATCGACGACGCTATGGATAAAATTGCCAAAATCATTCGTAGCAAGAAAAGTGAGAACTCTTGAGAAACACCACGATCTTATCGATCTCGTCCATCAACTTGTATCGGAAGGTCGATACAGCGAAGCACAAACTATAGCCAGTCAAATCAGACTGAACAATGGTAAAAGCAAAAAGCGAAAATCTCGCCGAAATCGATAAGATCATCACTGATCTTGAGCGCAGACTTTTAGAAGTTGACTATAGCAACTACTGCATAGTCCACCTTTCTAGAGTAAAATACGAAATCAAACGACAACTAAAACTATGCGAACCCCTCACGAAGAACTTGTCTCCCGAGTAATCAGCGTCCTCCGAAATGCGTATGAGGATGAAACGATGCCTGAAGAGGCTTGGCTGAATGAGCACAGGCATAACGCTGAAGCAATTCTGTTTCAGGTCTGGGACCATATCGAACCATTCGTCATTCGAAATGAAAAGTCGATGACCTTTGATTATGGCATTGTAAAGCAAACTTTGGATGGCTGATATGCAATACACTTCGAGTCTATCGGGCATAGTTTATGATGTGGAACCAATGGATGATGACCACTTCTGCATTTCTACAGACGATGTAGTGATTTCCATCGTAAGCATCGACGATGATTGGACACAGATCATAGAGAACATAGAACGAAAGCAAATGCTATGACACCAAACTGGCAACACCACTCAAAGAAAGAGCAGAAAAGGCGACTCAAACCTCAAGCGCTCAGACAAGCAAAAGCAAGACGAAAAGCGTTGAAGGCGAAGCTCATGACGAGCAACCCTTCGGCGCTTTTTTTTTGTTTTTAGGGTTGTGCCAGTTGGAGAACTGTCTACTAAATGAGTCAGAGGTCCCAGACTGTAGTACTATAGATACATGAAAACATACTACACCTCCACTACTCGCATCACTGACGACGGTCTCCTCACTCGCTGGTTGACCGACGAAGAAGGTGACAGAGTCTGCAAAGCAAAGTTTATGCACGACGAGCATGGCAACGCCATCGTCATTCAACTCGACACTCCCAAAGTCTATCGGGGCCTTGGCTATGCTCGCAAACTCCTTGCCCAGATTCACATGCAAGAGACTTCTGGCAACCTTATGGTTTTCGCCAATGCTCACGCAGCTCCTTACTACGAAAAGCTCGGTTACACCGAGGTTGCTCCTTACGTTTTCCAAGCATGACTAACACCAAAGACATCAAGCATTCTAAGTGGTGGTACGATTACGATCGCAATAGTCTCGATCGTCCCAATCCTTTTGAATCCAAAGAAGAAAAAACCGACGAAGAAAAAGCAAATGACTGATCTCAACCGCATCAAACCCGCCTTCCGCACCAAGGGTGTTCATACCGGCAACTTCGGGTCCCCAAAGGTCAAAAGCGGATCTACCCTCAACGACATTGGCGTAACCAAGGCTAAAGTCGTCAATGTCACTCGGCCTCAGGACTACGAGGAGAGGCTCCAGAAGGCTCTCAGAGAGACGGAAAATCCGCGTCTGATTGCTTTTATTGAAAGCGAACTCAAGGCTCTCAGGGTCCAACGAGGGGACGGTCTACAGCGTGTGGATCACTCTGGCCGCACAGCAAACCCGTTCCGTCAGCCAGGATGCTGAAAGGAGCTTTTGAATCAATCTACATCTTCTTTGTGCTAATGCTTTATGGCTACTTTTATGAAGAACTCACAGGAAAAGAGTATGGCTTACGAGATCAAGACCAAAACTGAACGACGAGTAACCCACTTCGAAAATGGTGTTGGCGTTTGGGAAGAGTACCCTCGCTATGACATCACTCTCGACGGTGAGATCGTCCAGTTCTGCTTCAACAAGGAGGACATCGAACCCACCATAGACTTCCTTGAGAACGGTGACGGCATCGATCCTGCCTACTTCACTGGTCTCACCGCCGGTTGAGCAGTAGACAGTTGGGAAAGTGGCACACAGTTTTACACAAGGCCCTCAAAACAGGGTATTATAAAAAAGTCAAACAAATCAAACCAACTATGAACAACCAACCTATGAACCTCTTCATCACTCAAACCTTCCCTCGCAACAAGGTTCAAGTCGGATTCGTCCAGACTGAAGTCGCTAACGACTACTACTACATTGCTCCCGGTCAGGAGCCCGTCGGTCCTTACGCCGATGAGGAAGATGCCTACCGTGGCTACCTCAACTCCCAAATCTGAGGACATCAGTAGCCAGTTGAGAAACTGGCACACAGTTTTACACAAGGCCCTCAAAACAAGGTATTATAAAAAAGTCAAACAAATCAAACCAACTATGAACAACCAACCTATGAACCTCTACATCATCAACGAAGTTTTGAGCGACTACACCTCTGGCATGTGCGTTATTGCGGCAGAATCCAGAGAACATGCCCGTGAGTTCTTTATCGAAGAATTTGGTGAGCATCTCGCCAAGGATTTCGATGAATACGGAGAGTTCACCATTATCGAAGGAGTAAATCACCCTGCTGGTGTTGTTCAGTACGTTTACGGTGGTGGCTGATACGAGCCACTGAGGTTTACACCTCTCCCCCCACCCTATAATCACTCTACACACAAACTACCATGAAAAAAGCAATCATCGCCGCTCTCGCCCTCTCCACTCTGGCTATTCCTGAAATCAAAGCGGGGAACATTCGCAACACTTGCGACATTTCTAACTTCAATGCAAAATGCGCTCACTCTTACGAAGCAGACATGGAGCGCACTTATGAGGAAGCAGAGGCTTTCTTGAATGTCAATGTTGATGCCTGCTTCGGAAGCTACTCCCACTACTACGACAAGTCTTGCGCTAAAGTGTTCCGCGGATATTGATATGGAATTGATTCTCGTGCCCGTCCTCCTCCTCGGAGGACCTTTCCTCATTATCGAGTTGCTGGGGAATTAAGATGCTACACGACTGCACTACTAATGGGCTCCTCAATGAGGAGTCTGTTGTCGTATTTGGCGACATCCACGGGAGACTCGACCTCCTTAATGAGCACCTTGAGCAAGTCGCTGGTTATGGCTGCCAGCTAATTTTCCTAGGCGACTACATCGATCGTGGACCTGATGGTATCGGTGTCCTCAAGAGAGTGATAGAGTTGGTAAAGTTCCCCACCTTCTGTGGTTTCAGCAAAGTCACAGCATTGCTTGGCAACCACGAACACATGGCACTACTTGCCGCTGCCACTGGTGCTTACTCCGATATGCAACTCTGGCTACAAAATGGTGGGCGAATGGAAGAGTTTCCTGCTATCAAAAATGACTACCAAGAGTGGTTGTCTAACCTTCCGACCCTCTATAAACACGACAAAAAAGTCTTCTTCAAAGGTGCGGAAAGGGAGCTAGTCTGCACTCATGGTAGCATCGACCCATCTCGACCCTTGGAAGCTCAAGATGTCAACACTCTGGTATGGGGGCGTGCTGAGCGAGGGTACGACACCGACACACTTGTCGTGAATGGACACACACCTGTTGACACCCCGAAATGGTACACCACAACCACTGGGGATGTCCTTCGTATTGACACTGGGGCGTACTATACCGATGTTCTCACTGCGGTGATCTTCCAAGAAGTTCCGTAGGGTAAAATTAGCAAAACTGGATCTAAAAGCATGCTTTCATCCCAGACCCGGCTACGACTCCAAGACATTGCAAGTAGGATAGCCGAACACGAGGAGGTCTCTCTTGAGGAAATGACCTTCATTCAGAAACACGCAGACCACAACACTTCCGCCGCCGAGATTCTGCGAAAGGCAAGGAGGAAGGCAATGTTGGGAAAGAACAGTGAGGGGTCTCTCGACCACTTTTTAGCCGATATGGACATCGGATACGAAGATCCCTCAGATCATTTAGTTGGACCACAAGACCCTGAAGACTTGTTGAATTGGTTTAGACGGAAACCCACGGACGATTGGCGTCAGAGGGACTGATTTACGTCTTGGTGTGTCGTGTATAATAAGTGTATGAATGACTACTACACCTATGCCTTTTTACGTGAAGATGGAACACCCTACTATGTTGGGAAAGGGAAAGGAAGGAGGTGTTTTGATAAGAAGAGAACCATCAACCCCCCATCAGACCCGGATCGGATCATTATACTAAAAAAGAACCTCACAGAAGAAGAGGCGTTTAGACACGAAATCTACATGATCTATGTCTTAGGGAAAAAGAAACACGGAGGTCTCCTACACAACATCACTGACGGGGGAGAGGGGGTCTCTGGGATGGTCCATTCTGAAGAATCCAGAGAGAAGATAGGGAAGGCTTTTAGAGGAAAGAAACTGTCAGAAAAACACAAGGAGAAGTTGAGACAACGGAAAATAGGGAACACCTGGAATAGAGGTAAAAAGATCTCCGAAGAACAGAAAGAAAAAATCAGACAAACCCTAAAAGGTGTCCCTCATTCAGAAGAAAGAAAAATGAGAAACAGTCAGTCTCATATGGGAAACAAACAGTCTGATGAGACCAAAGAAAAGATCGGAAATGCCATGAGAGGTTCACGTTTTTGGAACAATGGAGAAATAAATGTCCGTAGTCGTGAGTGGCCCGGTGAAGGATTTGTCCTTGGAATGAAGAAGAGAAAGAAAAATGATTGACCCCTATGACCCGGTCTGGTCCGTAAACATCCTCCTCCTTCTAATGATCCTTGGGGTGGTGCTAGTGGTTGGTCTAATCCTAAAGATGGCTAACGAAGAATAGACAGTTGGAAAACTGGCACATAGGGAGGGCACAAGCCCTCCTTTCTTGGTATTATATCTATATCAACAGAAAACAACCAACCATGATCAACTTCGCTAACGCAACCAAAACTGAGCTTGAAGCTGCTGGTTACAAGGTCACTGTAAAGCGCAGTCAAGCTAAAACCCGCAAAAACCGCAGCAGCTGGGTTAAGCCTTCTATGAACCGCTCTAATGCCCAATGTGTGCCTCTTGTAGCTGCCACTGAAGTCCCTGCAAACTCTGGTTGCATCCAAGGCTAATCCACTTCTTATCCAATCGCTTTACTACAAACAACTATGAACGACCTTATCATCAAAGCACTCCGTGAGCAAGTCATCGAAAAACTCGAAAGCAACGTGCAAATCATGGAAATCGTCCAAGACACCATCGGTGAAGTAATGGAAGAAAATGCTTTTGACCTCACTAATGACACCACATGGGATGCAATGATGGAAATTGCATCGAACGTTGCTATTCGCTGATCTCCTAACCACAAACTACACTGCACTTCAAACGACCATGACAAACGCAGCAGCCTTCACTTTCGGTAAGTTTCAACAACTCCACAATGGGCACGTCGAACTCTTTCGACAAGCCCTCGAGAACCACGATCGTCTTTACATTGGAATTTCAACTGCAACCAAAAACGAAGACGTTGGCAAGCGTGTTTGCAACATCGATCGTGTGATCAAAGCAAACGGATGGCGTGGCCGTGTTTGCGTAGTTCCTTCTGGCAATATGTGGGCCGCTTATGGCGACATCCACGAGGTTTGCGACGTAGTGTTAGGCGAGGACAGAGAAACAACCGGTCGTCGTTTAGCCGCTGAGTCGGGTGCTGACTACATCAAAGTCAAACGTCTCACCTCATCCACTGAAGTCCGCCGCAGGATTGCTGCTGGCGAAGACCTCACCGACATCGTCCCTTCTTATCTTGTCAACAACCTCTAAACGTTCATTCTTATTTGCATAACTGTAGTACCAATCATACGGGAACCCATGGCAAGAAAAACTAAAAGTGTCAACGATTTGATGCCTGACGAAGTCTCCAAAACGGTTGCGGCACTTCAACTCTCTCTTGTTCAAATCAATCGCTATGCCGTAAATCAGGACAAAAAGAAGAAAGGTCGGGAAGAGGTGCTTGAAGCATTGAAATCCCTGAGTCTGACAGTCGAAAAAGTGGCACAAGGATTGGTCTAGAGCCTCAAAACATGGTATTATATCTATATCAACCAAAACCACTTCAATCATGTTTTACATCGCTCGCAACTCCATCGCCGTCACCCCTCAGATGACGAAGAAAAAAGCTCTCGCCCTTTGGGAAGCTAACAAAGTTGAAGGCGGCACCGACCGTTACCAACTCTGCAAGCACACTGACCGTGTGAACCCTACTGTCATCATGGACCTCAACTGATGGAAATCAAACGCTACTTTGCTTGGGGTTCTAAAACCCGCCAGTACTTCGACACTTACGAAGAAGCCTACGCCTACGCACAAGAAATGCACGAGGCCTACGGTTGGCTCATTACCATCGAACCTGTCTACTCTCTCTGAAACAACCATGAATTCCATCCTCTGTCAAATCAACACCAAAGGCTTTACCCGCAAGCCTCAGTCCCTTCAGGAGTATGGCAAACTCCGCGAGAAAATCATCCAGCGTGGCTGGGCCAGCATGGACGAAAACGACTTCGTCAGCAAGGTGACAAAAGCTGGCTACGCATTTTACTCCTGCCTGTTCAATGGCCGAGATCTAATGGAGCTGGGTAAAGAGCGTGACTGCTGGCGAATGCAAACGTTCGTAGGTCTCGACTTCGACCATTGCCCAGTTCAGCCAGAAGAAATGGCCGCAATCTATGCTGAGCGGGGTCTGGATCCGTGGCTGGTTTATGGCACATTCAGTGACGGAAGCGAGGTGATGGATGGCCTCCGTTCCTATCGTCTTCTATGGCGTGTTGAGCCAGATCTCAACGCCACCTATGATGGTGTACGAGACTACATCAAGAAACTCGGTTCCCTGACCCCACATGCTGACAAAAATGCGATGACTGCTTCGAGACTATGGCAAGGTTCACGATCTGGTCCTATCGTCCACGACCACACTGCTCCTTTCCTTACTATCAAATGACAGACAAAAACAAGTGGAATGCAGCCATTGACATTGTTGATGAGCTACTCCGCCAACGCCTCACTCCTGACCTTCGTGCCGCTGCTCGTGACGAGAAATGCTGCTACGAATTAGACCTCCTCAAAACAGACCTGCTTCGCACAATCAACGAATGGAGACTTCCCACATCATGACTATCCAAACCCTCGATTTCACTGGCAATGCTACCACCTTCATTGGTTTTACTGGCGTCGCTTCGTCGCTGGTTATTATTGTGGTCGCTTTCCGTCGGTATTGGAGTTCTCCTCTCAAGCGCTGAATTTACATCCTATTGAAATCACTATAATCAAACCATGGAAACAATCCCCTCTGACGTCGCTCTCGACTACATTGCCAACCTTGTCTCCCGTGCTATTGAGCACTGTGAAAAAGACAATGTGGAAGAGATGGAGCTCCTCCTTCAAGAGGCAGAGTTCACGGCAAATCAGTTCGACCAAGACCCCACACTCACCTTCTCCTGATGGATCCCTTGCAACCACATGACATTGAGCATGCTTGCTCTACTTACGGAGTGAAAATCACCTCCGAAATTGATTTCGACTCAGACGCTCAAACTTGGAGGTTCCAAGGCGTCAATTACAAAGAAGCAGAGTCTCAAGCTCGCGACTACATTGCTTGTCGCGAAGAAGGCTACGCTGGCATTCGCATTCGTCAAATCCGTCAACGCTCTAACTGAAAATGGAATTCGTCTTCAAAGCAACCGATGATGATGGTGGCACCGTCACCAAAACTTTCAGCACTGAGTATCTTGTTTCTGTTATCGACAGCTTCGACTCTTTTGTTCGAGGGTGCGGGTTTGTTCCCAAAGGCACGATTGAGGATGTGGAAGAAAAGAAGAGTCCAAACATTAGTGAATCTGAAAACCCCAGTGACTTTGCTGATCTCTTCTTTTGCGACACCTGATGGGGTACTACGACACACTCTCGCCATTCCAGTCTGCGATGGCCAGCTTCTCTCACGAAATCTCCATCGTGGCTGCGCTGGAAGTAAGTGGGAAGGTTTCTGAAGAGGAGGCATATAAGAGGATCAGGAGCCTCTATAAGAAACTGAAACGAAACAGAAAGGAGCTGAAAAGTGACCAATCCAACAGGTGAATACGCTGTTCAGCGTAGAGAGCGTCTGATTGATGCCGTCAATGACTACTTGTTATCTGATGACGTCACCATCGAAGAGATGGCCGATGTTATCCATCAAGAAATCCAACAGAGTTTAGAGTACCACGAGATGATGGCTCTTCGCGCTAGTCAAAGCATGAGCACCCTCACCACTTCTGAAAAGAAAAAGATCCATCTCGCATACCAACGCACCGACACTAAGCAGTACCACGAGTTCAACTTCAGCGACTGGTATGCTGCACTTGAGTTCGCTCGTATGGTCGATCGTTCAAACGAGACACAACTGCTATCTCTCAAGATAGCATCTTAGGGAGGGCTTTGGCTCTCCCTTTTCTAGTAGACGGTTCAAAAATGGAGCTCGCCTGAGTTTACTGTCGTCCAAAACCCCTATAATCAAACTACTCGAAATCAAACCATGCAATTCTTCGTCGAAAACGATCTCAACTGGACCGTCTCCAAGCGTCCTATGACTTTTGATTATGATGGTCAAAGTATCGAGATTCCCAACAAGTTTGCTGTTGTTCGGGACGATAATCAAACTCTCCTCGGAGTTGTGAGCAAAGACTACGAGCCTGTGCAAAACTCCTCACTCCTTGCTCAAGTCGAGCCTTTGGAGTCTGAAGGAATGCTCACTCGGGAAAACACTGGCTACCTCAATGATGGAGCCAAGGTCTTCGTTCAGTCTAAGTTTGCAGAGGAGTTCGTGGTTGCTGGTGATAACACTACCGCAATGGTCTCTCTTCTCAACGGTCATGGTTCTGGTGTTGCAACACGCATCGGTCTCACTGCCGTCCGTGTTATCTGCAGCAACACGTTCGTAATGGCGATGCAAGATCTTGATGTTCGCATCACTCACCGTCTTGGCGCTAACGAGCGAGTGCTCACCAACACTTTTGTCCGTGACTACGTCAACGAGCGGATGAAGGTCTACGCACAAAACATGGAAGCGATTGCTCGAACCGAATGCTCCAAAGGTTCCTTTGATACTTTCATCAAGACGGTCTACAAAAAGACTGACCTTAGCAAGATGAAGCAGTACAACGACCTCGAATACTTGTTCCGCAACGGTGCAGGAAACAACGGTCGGACATTTGCTGATGCTCTCAATGCAGTAACTGAGTTCAACACTCACCGCTCATCGAAGCGCGCCGCGCGCCGATTTGTCTCCAACCAATTCGGTCCTGCTGCTACAATCAGCAACCGCGCATTCCAAGTTGCTCTTGCGGCTGTGTGATACGGATTTACTTTTTATTGTTTTCCCTATAATAGTTTCGAGTTTCTAAACACCAAATGGCAATCACTCCCAACTCCTTCGACTTTATCGAATTCATCAACGAGGGCTACGCTTCTCAACAAAAATATGCCGAAGCTGCCGGAATCAAAGGCCCCCTCGATGACCTTTCTCCTGACCAGCGTTATAGCAGAATTATCGAGCACCTCTCTCACTTAATTGAAGAAGTAATTGAAGCGCGGTGTTTCGTGCCCAGACGGTCCTGGAAACTTTCTGAGCCGTCTTACTTGAATGACGAAAATCTTCGTGCAGAGTTTATCGCTGAGCTGTTTGACGTCACACTGTTTTTCAGGTCTGTCCTCGCTTACGCCGGTATTACAGGCGAAGAGTTTGCGGAAATCTCTGCTTCCAAAATGGGTTACAATGCCATTCGGAAAGACCATATCACAAACGGCACGGAATCAGCAGTCCAAGACCCTATTGCTGAATTGAAAGGAGATTGCCCATCTTCCACCTTTCATCACTCTGTATGATAAATGATTTTTACACTTACGCTTATTTGAGAGAGGACAAAACCCCTTACTACATCGGGAAAGGTAAGGGGCGCCGCGCATTCAAATGCCATGGAAGAGTCCCCGTCCCTCCTAAAGACCGTATTCTCTTCCTAAAGACAGGCCTCTCAGAAGAAGAGGCCTTTCGTCATGAGATTTACATGATTAGTGTGTTTGGTCGGAAAAACAATGGGACCGGAATTCTCCTAAACTTCACTGACGGTGGTGAAGGTGGTAGCGGGATGGTGCATTCGCAAGATTTCAAAGACCGCCGCAAAATGCTACGTTTGGCCTGGTTTGAGACTCTCTCAGAAGAAGAAAGAGAGATTGAAAATCAAAAAATCTCTGATGGTATTTCTCTTTATTGGGAAGAATTAGACGAAGATAAAAGGAATGAAAGAAGTCAAGCGGTCAGCCGCGGAATGAATTCTAGGACACTTGAGGAAAAGAATAAGTGGAAGGAAAACGTTTCAAAAACCCAACTAAATCGCACCGATGAAGAGAAAACAGAAATTAGGAAACGTATTTCTGAGGCCACGAAAGAGGGACGGAGTAAGATGACTGAAGAGGAGAAAAGGAAGATGGTGGAAAACCAACAAAAGTCTCTAAATGCTCGTCCTGAAGAGGCGAAAAGAAAGCAGTACGAAAAGGTGGGTGAGGCAACTAGAAAACGACTTGCAATAAAACATCCCAATAGAGGGAAACATTGGTGGACTAACGGTGAAACCGACGCACTAGTCTTCGAATGCCCGGGACCTGAGTGGGTAAGAGGGAGGCGACATTCAAATAATGAAACATGAAAATCTTGATTACAGGTCAAACGACGCTGGACTGCGTTGAAGGCCACTATCTAAACCAACAACTCAGAGTTATTCCTGGAGTGGTCGCCCTTGTAAGCGGTCTGCGAGAGTTGGGTCACGAAGTTGAGCAACGTATCGTAAAATGGGGAGATGACCTTGACCAATACGATCGAATCATCACATTCCTTGGACCCACAGACACATTCTGTGCGGGATACACCGATGGGGCTTTATGGACACTCACTCGAGAAGACACCCTTTGCGCCATTTCTGATTGGCAGACCGACCGTGTATTCCTCGACCCACTCAAGAAAGAGGCGAAATGGAAGGAGGTATTTGCGGGACAACTCAATGGGGCTACTGACCGCGAGAAGATTGACGAGCTCCATGACCAATGGTTGTGTGGCCGTAGAATCCTCCTCACCGCTTTTGAAGGAGGCGACCTTGACCTTGTTTTCTCAAAGGCGTCCAAGAAAATGGCCGCCACAGAGCGTATTTGTGAGGGATACTCGTTATTTGGATACGACCCTAACCCTCTTCTCCCATTGCGTCGACCGAAAACCACTTTTGATGCGAAGATTCGCCAATGGATTGTTGCCGGATTGTCGGAGGCCAATCGTAAGTCGTGGAAAAAACTAAAACCGACTTTGCCCGTTGTTGAGGTTGGTAAGCGGGGTCAAGGCGGGATTCGTATGCCCGAAGATGAAATTGTGGATTACTTCGCTAAATCCTGGTATCATTGGCTGCCAGGATATTCCCACGCGGGAAGTGGATGGTGGAGAGCGAGGTTTCAACAACTGTCAGACGGACTGGTAATTTCCGTTTGTGCCGACCCCAAAGAAGCCGAGATTTTTGGTCCGTCCTGGGTTATCGCTGACCCTCTTTCCTTGGAGGAGATGAGTGACAAGGAGTTGCACGAGTTGGCAGTACAGCAAAGGAAAGAGTTTGTAGAGCGGCATCCAACGGATGATTTTGGAAAAAGCCGTAGTCTTGTCAGGCTGGAAGAGTTTGTCAGTTGAGAAAGTGGCACACTATGAGGGCTTAGTCCCTCCTTTCGTGGTATTATATTTATATCAACCAAACTAAACCGACCATGACTACCCACACTCAAGTTTCTCCTCTTCAAGCCTGGGAAGCAATCAACGAGTTTGAATGGGACGTAGACACCCGCTTCTCCGACCTTCACGATTCCTTCAACGCCTACCATAATGGTGAAGGCAGCTTTGAGACCATTGTTAAGGATTTCGTTGAAGTTTGCAAAGACGTCTTGAATGTCGAGTTTGACATCGACGATGATTCCGAAATCGACATTGTTGACGAGCTCGACGACCTTGCAGAGGGCAACTACTGCGGACTGGAAGACTGATAAGTGGTAAAGTTTACCACTAAACTACAGCAAATTAGAATGAAAGTTTCTCTAGACAGCATCACGATCGATTCATCGTTTCAGTATCGAATAACTGGCACCAATAAAGAAGTAGTGAAAGACTACGTCCTTTCGATGGAAAGGGGGGATTCATTCCCCCCTCTTGTTGTATTTGAAACTGGAGATAAACTCCTTCTTGTCGATGGATTTCATAGATACGAAGCGTACCAGAATCGGGGGACCTCGGAAGTAGAGGTAGAAAAGAAGAAAGGGACGAAGGAGGAGGCACTCCATTTTGCCCGTTACGAAGCGAATCGTAAAAACGGGATGCGAATGACCAATGCTGACAAGGCAAAAATCGTCACAGAAACACTATTGGACCCCGCATATTCTAGTATGTCTCTTAGACAAATCGCGGACCTATGTAAGGTGACCCATCCAACCGTCCTCAAACATAAGGAGAAACTAAATTCGCAAACTCCTGAAAAGAAAACCTCCTTTTCCTCCAAGTCCGTCACATCTTTCATCGGACTCCTAAATTCTGAAACCGAGGTCCCCGAGAATCTTTTGAAGGTTTTGGAGAAAGGAATCAAATCGAGGTTGTATGGGGAAAAATCCCTTCCTCTTGAATACCATGGGACTACGGACTTCGTTTATCCCGCGGGTAGTGGAAGTGAAAGCGCAATCAACGAGGCGTACCTTTTACGAGACTACGGCGGTCTTCCTAGTATTGTCCCATTACGGGGTAAGGTAGTGATGGATTGCGGAGGGCACATTGGATGTTTTTCTCGTAGGGTGATGGAGGAGGGAGCGAAGAAAGTGCATACGTACGAGCCGTTTCCCTCATGTCACGAAGCACTCGTGATGAATCTCAAAGGATTGAATTGTGAAATCAATCAGTTGGCACTCACAACAAAAGAAAAGGGAGGGGAGCGCCTCTCCTTCTATTACAGAGATGGAAGACTTGAGGCCAGCTCGCTTGTAAGGAAATCCAACGCTATAATGGCGCATTACGGCTATCAGGAAACAAGTGTCCCAACCATTTCATTTTGGGATGAGGTGGAGCGAATCCAACCTGAGGTTGTGAAAATGGATATTGAAGGAGAAGAATGGGAAATCCTCCAAGAAAGGGAATTCCCTAACTATGTCAAACACATCCTTATCGAAGTCCATCACATCGCAAGTAAAGGAATCGACGCAGCGGAAGAGTTAGTAAGGAATGCGATGCCTAACGCTGAGTTGAAATTCAAAAATTCTCTGTTTATCTTCAATAAGAAAGACAAACCCATCAACGCCCAATTCGTATTTAGCAGGAAATGATTATGAAAACGTTTGACGACCTTGAGTATGGAGAGCAGCGGGAAATCCTCACTGAATTCCTTCTCGCCGAGTATGAAGAGCAACTTCACTCTACAGGAATAGGCGACCTCCTCGAAGAAGCAGAATCACTTGGTTTTGAGTTGAAATGAAAATCTTAGTAGTCGGCTCCGGAATCGCAGGAGCAGTTGTCGCTTGGGAGTGTGCTGAAGCGGGCCACCAAGTAACCGTATTTGAGAAATCCGGCCATGTTGGCGGGAATTGCCGTGACTACAATAACGAATACGGAGAGAAAATCCACGCGGAGGGTCCTCACCTTTTCCATACTAGCGCGGACTCCATCGCTGTGAAGTGGCTATCTCAATTTACTGAATGGACCCATTACGAGCACCGAGTCAGGGCACTATTGGAGGACGGCCGCACAACTCCTCTTCCGGTCAATCAAACTACTCTCGAGGATGTTTTTGGAGTGAAATTCCTAACACCTGATGATGCCAGGAAATTCCTGGATGACCTCAGAGAAAAGGATATAGTAGCACCAACCAACTCAGACCAAGTCTTCCTGAAGTCAGTAGGGGCCACTCTGGCAGACATATTTTTCCGTCCTTACACTCTCAAACATTGGGGTCGGCCTGCGACAGAAATTGAGGCAAAGGTTGGAGCACGAATCCCAACTCGGACTGACCGAGATGACCGCTACTTCACTGACGCTTTCCAAAAAATGCCGACGGATGGATTCACTCCCATTTTTGAGAAAATCTTCTCTCATCCAAACATCGATTTGGTGCTCAACAAATCCCACAACTGCCGAGAGAATGTATCCTTCGACAAAATCTTTCTTTCCTGCCCCATTGACGAATACTACGACTACGAGTTTGGTCGTCTTCCGTATCGCTCTGTCAAATTTGTGGAAGGAGTAGTTGATGAGGACCAAAGTGCGACTACCATAAATTTCACAGACGACGGTATTTACACTCGCTCCACTCAGTGGAGTTTGATTCCTACCTCAGGTCGTAGGAAGGATGGGAAGTCTACGGTGACCTTGGAGGTCCCTTGTGACCCTGCCGAAAACGAAGGGAAGTGTTATTATCCCGTGAGGAATGAGGAATCTCTAAATCTCTATTCGAAATATGCGGAGCTGGCAGAAAAAGATGACCTCACATTCATCGGGCGATTGGGTCAATTTATCTACTATGACATGGCACCCTGCATCAACGCAACTCACATTATTGTAAAGAGATTTCTAGATGGAATTCACTGAAGAAACACTAAGGAAGTTTGTCGAAGATTGTCACAAAAAATACGACAAGGAGGGGTGGATTGGTCCGTTTGAAATGGCGCACCATCCCTTACCTAGATGTCTAGGGGGCACCGACATGGTGAAACTTGAAAAACCTGACCATTGTATTCATGACGTGATTCAATCAGAAGTCTATCAACAAAATTCTTTCTATGGAAACGCAATCCACTATTTAGTTGGAGAGTGGGAATTCCTTATCCCTATTTTCAAAAAGTGGAAGCGAATTACGGCCGACGAAAATCGTCCGTCACCTGAGTTTTTTAGAAGACTCGCTCTAGAGAGAAGTGAAAATGGTACTTTGCCGGCTCAAATCTCTAGTAAAGAAGGGACTCACCCTTGGCAGACTGAAGAATGGGGTGATTCCGTAAGAAAAAGAAACATTGAAAAATACGAAAATGGGACTCATTATTGTTTGACAGAAAAACACAAAGAAAAATGGGGGGAAATGGTAAGTCAAAAAACTTTGTGTGAGTGTGGCCGTCTTATTGGGGGCGGCCCAGGGGGAATGAAACGTCATAAAAGGGCATGTAAACTCTAAAGTGTGTGACAGTTGAGGAAGTGGCATATAGGGAGGGCGCTAGCCCTCCTTTTGTAGTATTATATCTATATGGAAAACAACCAAACCCCTATGAAAACCCGCAAACTCCGCACTAAGCACGCCCCTAAAAAGTCTAACAAAGTAGTCGTATTCCAAAATTGGAATGCCCACCACCCTTGTACAGGCGCCAATCCTACTCCTAACCTAGACAAAGTGGTTATGTCCTACAAAGAGCAACTCAAGGCTGATCGCCGAGCTGCTGCCTTAGAGCGTCGTAACCCCAATATTGCTGAGTATGATGCTCGCGTTAAAGCTATGTACGCCGGGTAAGGTTAAGGAACTAAGTTACACCGCACCTCTACTAATCTCACTATGAGCACTTTCCCCTATCGTTTAGTGCAACTTAAAAAAGACTTTGACATTTCTACTCTTTTGGAGCCTCCTAATTGGACTCCAAATAGCATTCAGGGTTACTATCGCCATCAAAGAGTTCTAGGCACATTCATTAAGTTTTGTTTAGAGCTGGGGTGCACAGTCGAACTTCCTATTTTTGAGGAAAATGCTAACTGGGATTATGGAGTAGACGTAGTAGTCAATGGACTAATCATTGACATTAAGTCATTTGGTTTGAGGGAGGATGCTAAGACCAAAACCTTTGATAGCGAAGCCTATAGGGGTAAAGGACACTGCCCAAAATCTTTTACAAAGTGGTTGATTTTTGTACCAGAGGGATCTTCTCCCAGTTTATGGGAAGCTGCTCCGTTCCATAAACAGCGAAAATCAAAATTTGGGTATCCTCCTTATTTTTGGAAATCCGATGTGGTTCACTTTTCTAAACTGCAATGGTGTTGATAGCGGGTTTACCTCTTGCACCTCTAGTTACAATGGTCTTGTACTAATAAATGCCCATGTCCCAACAAAAACTTGTAATCTTCAGCGGTGGCGATCGAGTTGGGAAATCAACTCTAATCTCTAACATTCAAAAATTCCTTGGGGAAGAAAACTGTGATGTGTTTCACCATGGTGCTCCACCCTACCACACTTCAAACGTCTTCGACTTCTATCGAATCAATCGCGACAAATGGTTGGAAGGAGGCAAAAAATGGTGCTTGTTTGACAGAAGTTGGGCTTGCTCGTATTGCCTAGAAGATTGGCGCCGCCACACTCACGGCCAACTCGACGAAATTGCGAGTGTGGAAATTGAATTCCTTAGGATGGCCGACCAATTCTCAGTTATCCACGTGGCAGTAGAAAAGCCGTGGCAGTGGTCAGCACCAAAGCACATCGAGGAGCTAGATCAAATGCATGGAGATGCTCCAGCATGGGTCATTCGTGATGAGTATGTAGCCCGACAAAAGGAGCATAAGCATTACTATGAAAGGCTCTATGACTTTTATGAAAATGTGACTGCTTTCCCCAGTATGGTGCATTCCCAATCCTTCGCAAAAACAGCTAGTGAAGCAGAAGCTCGTTATGTAGTAGAAAATGTCAAATCAACGCTCCATTTTTTCGGGTAAAATTAAACCAAGCAACGCAACGCCATGCACTCTCTTTACATAAGCAACACCGTCTCCACTTCTGACAACTGGGATCTGATCTACAAAAAATACCTCGAAGAAATTCTAAATCGGGGATCGATCTTTGAAGGTCGTAACGGTGAAACACGTTCAGTATTTGGCTGTAGTGTCACTGTAGATGCTCGTGAAGGTGTTCCCATCACAACTCTTCGTAAACTCCCATTTAAAAATCTTATCCGTGAATTCCTCTTTGACATCGGGACAAACACGAATGTTGAAGCGCTTGGAAAGGCGAAGCACTTCTGGGACTTCCTCGCCGACGAAGACGGTTGGCTCGGTGCTTCAGCATATAATCGACAATGGCGAACTTGGCCTGCTTCACTCCCTGGGTCTGAAATTCCCAATGAACGACTCACCGTATCGGGGGTAGTTGACCAATTTGAGCGTGTTCGTAAGCTCCTTATCGACACACCAAACTCCCGTCATGGTACCATTATCACAACCAACCCAACAGCGATTGATCCTGCCTGTCCTCCTTGCCACCTTTCCCTTCAGTTCATGCCCAATGGTAAGTGGCTAGATGTGATGATTCCAGCTCGTAGTAACGACATGGTTGTCGGTTTTCCGCTTGACATCGCTCGCTACACCATCATCCTTGAGTGTATGGCACGACTCACTGGCTTTGCTGCTCGCTATGTTTACATGCCATCAACCAACTCTCACATTTACGAAAACTGCTACAGTGTCGCTAAAGACATGATCGTTCGCACAACTCGTTCAAACCCCCGGCTTATAGTCAAAGGAAACCACGCTACATGGGATGATTTCGTCCTTGATGACTTCGAACTTGAAGGCTATGATCCCCATGATTCAATAAAAGTTGGAGTCAATTAAATGAATTTGCCCACTCTTTTCGTCTTTTTCGTAATCGCAGCGCTCTACATCCTAGAGCCAAACCTTTTCCGTCTCCTCCCTGAAGCCGTAACACTGGTGTTCAAGATGGCGCACCTAGGGATGCGCCGTGAGATAATGAAGTTCAAACTTAAACGCCAGTTGGATAAGGACATCAAAGAGATGACTAAGTCTATGGAAGAGTTTACGAAGAAGCAAAAGAGTGTAAAATAGATCTAAGCACCCATGGAATCCTACGAAATTGTCTGTGATGAAAACTCCTGCCGAGCAGTCCCCAAAAAGGCTTTTGATTGTCGATGCATTAGCCCTATTCCATCGGTCCCGCAACGCTCTGCTCCGGACTATGAAGGAGGGGATGAGGCTACCGGATGGCACCCCAACGACTGGCAGTTTCGGGTTCTGTAACAACCTACTATCGTTTCTAAAGAAAACCGAAGCAACCCACTGCCTCGTAGTCTATGATGCTGGTGGTAACTTCCGCAAGCAACAGTCAGAAGAGTACAAAGCCAACCGAGCTAAAAACTCTGAGGACTTCTATCGAGAGATGGAAATTGTCAAAAGACACATCCTCCCTGCGTTCGGAATCAAGACCTTAGGGATTAAAGGTGTAGAGGCAGATGATGTAATCTACACAGTTAGCCGAACGATGGAAAACCAGTTTGACGAGATCCTCATCCTCACTTGTGACCAAGACATCCTTCAATGCGTTCGCCCAGGTGTGAAGGTGCTGCTGTTCAACTCAGCAAAGAACACCAAGATGATGGGGGAAGAGGAAGTCAAGGAGAAACTGGGTGTTATGCCAGAACATATCCCAATGCTCAAAGCACTCTCAGGTGACTCTTCAGATAACATTCGCGGCATTCGCGGCATTGGTAATAAAACTGCTGTGAAAATCTTAGAAGAGTGCGAGTTTAACTGGGAGCATGTGCTCATGCACAAAAAGGTTAACATCAACTCTGATATAGCCAAAGAAAATCTAGAACTTACCAAGAGTGTAACAGTCTCTTCTGTGTTCACCCTCAGCCCCACAGATCTTCTGCTCGGCGCTGGCACTTACCAGCAAGTTGACATCCTCTTTGATAAATTCCACTTTGAGTCATTCAAAAAGCGCAGAGCCTCCATACTCAAAACGCTAAACATTAACGATAGCAGAAAGTAATGAAAAAGCACATCAGTCGGATGCTTGTAGCAATGGCGCTACTCACACCGACACAAGTCTTCGCCGATGAGAGCGAAGTTCAGCGGTGGAATAGCTCCGACTCGATGGGTTGCATGATACTTCGAGAGTGCAAGAAAGGAGTCACAAGAGTAAAAAATTGGAAAGAACTATCTGCAACTTCGGGGGCAACTACTGGAGACTACACTATTGAGAACGAGGCAGACATCATCATTATCAATTTGAACGCCTTAGACATTCCGGTTTATGTCGCTGAGTCGATGTACTTTCCACATAATGTCACTGGATTGTATGATGTAAGAAGCAACCAAATGTTCCTTAACAAAAGGTACATGAAGGACACCAATCGCCTTATCAAAACCCTTCGTCATGAGGGTTGGCATGCTGTACAAGACTGTATGGCTGGTTCTCTTGACAACACTTTTATCGCTATAGTTCACAGTGAGGAGAAAGTTCCGAGCCTGTGGAAGGAGATCGTTGCAAAAACGTATCCTGAGAGTGCTCGTGTCTGGGAAGCTGAAGCAAAGTGGATGGGAACTCAACTAGGAGAAACAGCGTACGCATTGCAGATGTGCCGTCAGAAGCCACTGTGGGAGGTTTACGAGCCCACGCCGATGACCAGAGAGTGGCTTGAAAAAGAAGGATTCATTAAATGACTAAACTCACAGCTTTACTATTGACTACGATTTTGGCCCCACTTCCAGTGATGGCGAGTGGAAAGCACTATCAGCGTGGCTACTTCGAAGAGGAAACCTGCTACCGATACGTCTATCGTGAGGAGTATGTCCCTGGGAACTCATCTCGCCCGGGCTACGTAAAGAGCTTTCGAGAGAAGGTAGAGGTAGACTGCAAGAGAAATCACGGCACTCACATACCAAGGAAAGAACCAAAGGTCGATGACAACTCGTGCCTTGAAGGAAGCATTCTCGGTGGTATTGCTGGTGGTGGAGCCGGAGCAGCACTTTCTCGTGGTGATGGAAGATGGTGGGCGATCCCTCTTGGTATCGTTGGAGGTACTCTAGTGGGATGCCAGATTGACGGAGGCTGATGCAGTTTGACCTAACCATAGAAGACTATTCTCTGATCATAAATTCTTTACATTACTACAAGAAAGTGGAGAAAGTCGGTCACTTCAGTCAGTTTGACGTTGACCGTATCAACCAGTTGAGGGATAAAATGGCGTACCAACTCATCCCAAGTCCATACAGCAAAACAGGAGACAGTTGAAGAACTGGCACATTGGAGGGTTTATACCCTCCATTTTTTGTTATTATAGTTCTATAAACAGAAGGAGTCTATGACCACCACCTTGGACAAAAACATCATTCCTGTCAACATAGTTGACGAGATGAAGACAGCCTATGGCGACTACGCCCTTGCGGTCATCATCGGTCGTGCAATCCCTGACATTTATGATGGTCTAAAACCGGTGACCCGCCGAATCCTCACAGCGATGAAGTGGTTGAACTTGAAGCCAGACGGCCGCTTTATGAAAGCAGCACGTGTAGAAGGCGAAACTATGGGTCGTCTCCATCCCCAAGGCGGCGCTTACGGAGCCATGGTTACAGTTGCTGCGCCGTACAAAAACAACATCACCTACATCAACGGACACGGAAACTGGGGGAGTCCTACTGACAACGCAGCTGCACCCAGGTACACTGAGTGTAAGCTCACTGAGTTTGCTTGGGACATCCTCCTTGACGATTTTGACATTTGTGAGACCAAACCAAACTACGACGACTCCACACGGGAACCCATTCGACTAGAGGCGAAGATCCCCACCGTGCTGTTGAATGGCGTGGAAGGAATTGGAGTTGGGGTGGCAACGAAAGTCGCCCCTCACAACATCACAGACGTTTGCAAAGCTGTGGAGTTTGTGGCAAAAGGCAACAAAAAGAAAGCAGCAGAAACACTGATCCCTGACTTCCCAGGCGGGTGCGACATCGTAAAAAGCGAAAGCATCAAGGAATATGCCGTGACGGGCATTGGGTCAATGAAACTTCGTGCCAAATGTGTCGAAGGTGTAGAGAAGCGTGCTCGATCCGAGCGAGTTACACTAACTTTCACCAACCTCCCTTATCAGACTAACACAGAATCTATTGGTGATCAGATCAAGAAAGGTCTGGAGCAAGGAAAGATCAGTGGCATTGCTGAGGTTCGAGACGAGAGTGATCGTGAAGGTGACCGCTTACTCATCATCCTCAAGCCTAAAGTAAAAGCTGTTGATGTTGTTCCTTACCTCTATCAGTTTACCGACCTTCAATCCACCTTTTCCTCACGTTCTCTCTTCATTGATGGCACGAAGCCCGTCGAGCTTGCGCCCCACCAAGTAGTAGAGCGTTGGTTGGTATGGCGACTGCAACGTTTGGTCGTCAAGTTCTCCAGCGAGAAAGAGAAGCTGATTGATCGCCTCCACATCATCGATGGCTTGATGAAGGCACTAGACAAGATTGATCTAGTCATTAGCATCATCCGCAAAGCCAAGGACAAAACTGAGGCCAAAACCAAGTTGATGTCAAGCCGCTCGCTCAAACTCAGCGCAGCTCAAGCAGAAGCAGTGTTGGACATGCGACTTCGTCAATTGACCAATATGGACAGCGAAGAGTTGGAAAACGAGAAAAAACTTAAACTGGATAGGGTGGATGTATTATCTATCTTGATTGAAAATGAAAATGAAAGAAAAAGTTATGTTGTCAATGAAGTGAAGCAAATCGCTAAAAAGTTTGGCTTTTCTCGCAAATGTAAGATGATTGAAGTTGACGAAGCACCCGTAGTTGTCAAAGGAGCCATCACTCGCACCTCAGCTCCTAAAATGCGTTTTATGAAGATTGATTCTAAGAAAGGAATCATCGAGCAGCTGAAAAAGCCGCGTGGAGCCAACCTAATCCTTGATAAAGACAAGGTGGTGTTCATCACCAACAATGGAATGTTCAAGAAAGTCCCACCAACATTCAAAGGCCCCTTGTATGACGGACCAACAGAAGTCATCACTCGAGGAACTGAACCCGAAATCAGCACTCGAAACTATCTGGTTGTGTTCGAACTTGACAATCAAATCAAAGCAATGGTATTGAGCGGTCAGGATCTTTGTAAAACCACATCCAAAGGCAAGAGCTTCTTGCCAAATGATGCAAAACTAATTTACATGGGTGAGGATTCCTACACAGTGACATTCAAATCTAAACGAAAAAAGCCTCTTGTTCTTAACGCAAAAACTGCAAAAGTCGCTCGTCCTGGTGCCAAAGGAAACAAAATCTGCAGCATTGCTGATATAGCCTAATTTACCACTTTCATTCACTGTTACAATAACAACGTTACTGAGGTTTCACATGGAATTCGACCAGATAATTTACCCCGTTACTCGCTTATTGGCTAATCCTCGGATCTTTTGGGCTATTGCTAACTCGTTTGATGGGCCTCCTGGCGATGTAATCCAAGACGCCTTCTATGATCTCATCGAAAACAAAATCCACGAACTTGAAAATCTTGAAGAAGCTGAATGGGGAGCAAGCGAGCTCTGCTTCCGATTAGATGATGAACGAGAAGGAGTGTTTCAAATTATTACTGACGAAGGATTTGCAATCGAGCTCCACCCTCAAGGAGACGGCACAGAAACCGGTTCTAAATACTCCACTATCAAAAACATGGAGCAGCTCAATGTCAGCTCGCATATCTACTCCCACTTGATTCGTAGTATTGAGCAAGTTCGTCCCGATCTCAAGGACAACATCGCCCTAGTTGAGATGCCTACTGAAGCTAATGGGTTCCTCAAAGATGAGAGTGGCGACAGATTCCAAGGTCGGTTTCACCTTCTTAGCGACTCTGCTAAAATATACGAGTTCAACATTGAAATCATTGATCTTCATGCAGGTGAACTCCGTGCTTTTGTTAAGGAGGTTGAATGAGCAACCAACTTGATGATTTGAACGAGCTTCTCTCAACGTTGTACAAACGTGAAGAAGATAGCGAAGAGCGTCTCGTTGCTCTTGCAGAGCGATACATGAAAGATGACATCAAAACACTAGAAAACCTTGTTACAACCTTCAAAAATCGCCTAAATCATCTTGAATCTGTACATGCCAAACTAGAAGAACGACGACAGCAGTCATTTGAACGACAAAGACAAGTATTGATTAACAAAATTAAAAAACTTGATTTGTCTAATAATGATAATGTACTAACCACAGTCGAAAATAAGAATGACCAAAATGATATAGTTGACACTAAGACACTACAAGCACTATCTTACACAGTGTTTGACACCATTCTTTTTTCAATTACTAAGGGTTCTGCGCCTGACTTCACACTTATTAGTCAATCTGCGCTATTCGAAACTGTTTACATAAACATTTCTCGTGGTTATGACTCTTATTTATTTAGCGAAGTCCCTGCTTCTGCTAAAGTCGCAATCATACAAGGTCGCTCAATTTTAGAAGAACTTAGAGACCGCGAAGAACGGTTTTTAGATGAGCCAGATCTTTGGGATATTTACGCTCCTCAAATTCAAGATTGGTGGATCAACTGTGCTTTACCTTTGATTTTTGGGGAACGCGATCCTGATTGGGACAACACAGTTCTTCCAACTTACGATGAGATGCAGAGGTGGAAGTCAAATGAGTTTTCTCAACGTCAATTTTTTCCAGCCATTATGGATCTTATTGAACTAGCAAAAGACAAAGCATCAATCGTCGCCAGCTCTTTCAATTTCAACGAACTTCTTTCTGTATAATGGACATTTTTGAATACGAAGCTGAGCTTCAAGAAAAAGCTAAAGCGCAAAGAGCGCGCAAAAACATTCGCGAAATCGTAGGTTTCGGAATGGTTGAAGCAATGGAAAAGTCGTATGAAACTTGGTTAGAAAAGAAAACCACAAGCGCACAAAAGCGTTATTTGACTTGGAGGTTGAGGTTTAGGCTTCGTTTCAATCATATGCCTGACGTAATCGAGCGTCTCGAAGAATCCGCAAATGTAGGTTTGTTTGACGAGGAAGTTGGACCGCTCTATGACGAAGTAGCACACACTGAAGTGTGGACAGGGAAGGGGTAGTTTACCTCTTCCCATTTTTGCTATAATAACAACACAAGAAAATCTATCGGAGTCTCGCCTCTATGAAGTTGAATGAAATTGGTTACCCAGTTTTGTCAGACGACATCCATTCTAAAGTGTTTGGAGATTTGCATCGTGATGCGCCTGCGCAACGCAAAGTAGATCGTTCTCGTCGTCTCCTTGATCGAGCAAACGTTCCCAACCCCATTGACTATCCTGATAACCTTTACACTGGTGATCTCCCTTTACCTAAACTAAAAGGAAATAACATCATTGATCACTTCGAAAAAATCGCTAAAGAGCAACTCGGCGATTATCCCAAGCTGGCCGAAGAGTTCTCTAAGTGCAAAGTTATTTCACCACCACCTGTTGATGTGCTGAAGTTTGAAGCAGGATGGACTCGCTACGAACCTGCAAAGAATGGGTGGAAAGTTACTAATGAAGCTCCTAAGGAACGAGCTCTAACATTTGACACTGAGACTTTTGTTGAAGGTGGCAACTATCCTATTATCGGCACTGCTCTATCATCCAAAGCTTATTATCTGTGGCTTGCTAAAGAACTTCTTGATCCAACAATTCCTCAAGACGAGTGGGATCAATACAACTTGGTTCCACTAACTGAGAATGCTTTTGTTGTTGGGCATAACATCAGTTTTGATCGTGTGCGCGTTTCAAATGCTTATACATTGAAAACAAGTAAACCAGAGAACTTTTACTTTGACACACTGAGTAGTCATGTAGCAGTTGCTGGTTTGGCAAGTGGTCAGCGTTGGTTGTACACCTTGACCAACAAAAACCCAGAGCTTCTTACTCCAGAAGAACAACGTAAACTTCGCTATCGTCCTCGTTGGGTTGATGAAGGTGCTACAAACTCTCTTGTTGCGGCTTATAACTTCCATGTGTATGAGTCTCGCAAATTCTTTGACGAGAATGCTAAGCCTTTGGATGAAGGTGATAAGTTGGTTCGTCGCATCTTTGTGGATGCCAAGTCACTGCTTGAAATTAACGTGATGTTGGAAGATGCAGTTGTTTATGCATTGAAGGATGCTTTCTACACAACTGAGTTGTTCCAAGCAATTTGGCCTCGTTATCGCGAGTGCTCACCAACTATGGTGCACCTTTCTGGTCATTACTTCCTCAATGGTTCTCGAGTTCCTGTTGCTGATAATTGGTACAAGTGGATCAAGCAAGTTGACAAAGCATATTACGATGCACTAGAAGAAGTGCAAGAAATTGCTAAAGATCTCGCCGATGATCTCTACTTGCATTGGAAAGGCATTTACGACAAAGATCGTGATGACGCAGCTAAGTGGGTGAATGAAGATCCGTGGCGTAAGCAAATGGATTGGGTTGTCAAAACAGAAAAAGGTCGTTATGCTCACTGCCCAAATTGGTATCGCCCCTTCAAAAAGGATCCCGATCATCGTGTAACCACCAAATCTAAATTGCTCCACTTTCTTTTGAGGTTGACGTGGAATGGACAACCTATTCAGTGGGTTGATGGAATGGGGTGGTGTTATGATGATGGGACCTGACTCCCAGGTGGAACAATGTTCCAGTCAGAGTTTACTGTGTCCAGTAAGAGGTAAAATAAACCTATGGACAAAACTCACAAACATCACATCATCCCCCGTAGTCGTGGAGGGTCTGATGAACCAAACAATCTTACTGACATCAACTTTATCGAACACGCCAAACTACACGCCATAGACTATCTAAACGGCGGCCCTAGATTCGACTTCCGACATGAAGGTTGGAAGTGGTTGGACGAGGATCTACGCCAAAAGGTCTTGAACAAGGTAAGGCAAGAATCTTACGGAAACAGGGGTCGTTGGGGTGGTCGTGACAATGGAGAACCACACCCTTGTGAAGGTCTGAAATGGTGGAATAATGGAGTTGAATCGCAGTTATTTAGAGACTCTCCAGGTGATGATTGGGTTGAAGGACGACTATGGGACGATGATTGGACGTCAGACTATGACCGAAGTCATAACAAAAACCGAAAAATGTGGAACAACGGCACAGAAACCCGTCTCAGTTTTGAATCCCCTGGGCCGGACTGGAAGTTAGGAGATCTGGAAGAAAGAAACAAAAAGAAAGGACGGCCAGGGATCCCAAAACAAGAAGAGTGGAGACGCCAACGTTCTGAAGATAGTAAAGGAGAAAAGAACCCATGCTTTGGCAAACAGTGGTGGACGAATGGTGATGAGAATGTTTATCTCCGTCAAGATGAAGTCCCTCCCGAAGACTATTATCGCGGTCGCACACTAAAACGTAACCAATAAATCGACTGGAACAATGTTCCAGTCAAACACACACTCTCTCTCAACCAAAATGGCACTCGTAAAAATCCCCCATCCCAAAGGCACCACTGACAATGTCGGAGGACTCATCACAAAAGAGTTTGTGAAGGACATGGAGGTCGGACGACTTGATAGTGAAAACCCCACAGCGAAAAGAGTCCTTGAAGTGGCTAACCTCGTTTCGTACTGGACGGGTGTTCGTAGCCGTGTTCATGAACGAATCATTGCAAAGGTAGAAAATCCCTACGGTGAAGATGCTTTGTTGATGGCACCTAACATCCTTGTCCATGGCACTGTGACCCGTCGAACAGTCGAAAACCTTTTGGTTGTGATGTGTTCTACAAAAAATTGGCGTATCGGTACTGAACTTAAGTCTCGCTTCAAAGCACCTGATGGTTGGAAGATTGTGATGGCTGACTTCGATGCTCAAGAAATGGGTATTGCTTCTATCTACGCTGATATGTGGGAAGGCGGTTATGTTGGTGCTTCGCCTTTATCATACACAGTGTTAGTCGGATCTAAAGAAAATGGATCTGATTCTCACACAGCTCTTGCCCGACAAATCTTCAAAAAAGAATATGAAGGCATTGAGTGGAAGCATGGCAAAATGCTGAAAGATGGCGAGCCAATTGATAAGGAAACAAAGTCTCTACTTGGAACTTGCCGAGATGTTACAAAAGGTGTGAACTTCGCTGTTCTGTATGGTGCTGGAATCAAAACTACTGCTAACACCATTCAGAAAGCATTTCCAGAAAGATCAACTGCTGAGTTGAAAAAGTTTGCACAAAATGCATTGGCTTCTAAGAAAGGGATCAAAAACCCTGAAGGTTATTTTGAAGGTGGATCCGACAGTGGGGCATTCAACATTATGGTAAAAGTTGGAATGAAGAGCAAAGTGCCTACACTCCCAGCTCTAGGCACTCGCATTTCCAATGCACTTCGTCCAGCGGTTGTCGGTGATGACTTTGCCACAGGTCGAATGAACTTTTGCATTCAGTCTGCCGGCGCTGAAATGCTAGCAATCATCCTCACAGCTTCACAATGGCTTGCTGATGAGTTCAAAATTCCAGCACAGTTTGCTGTGAGCATTCACGATGAGTTGAGTTGGTTCGTTCCAGAAAAATATGCTAAGTTGTTTGCTGGTGTGTTCCAAATCGCTCACCTTTACTCTTGGGCAAGGTTCCAAGCAGGATGCGGAATCAATGATCTTCCTCTCGCCAGAGCATTCTTCTCTGCTGTGGCCATCGATGATCGCATTCGCAAATCACCTTACGAAGATACAACGACACCATCTAACCCTCAGGGTAAGACTGAAAAAGCCGGAGAAGAATTCACTATCACTGACTTATTCGAGGATGGCACATTGAAAAAACTACAAACCCGACTTAACCTCATTCAACAGGGTGTCCTCTAATGGCTAGAAGATCAAGAGCAAAATACTACTTAGGCGAACCACTTTGGGGTCGTCCATGGTACCACACTATGAGATGGTATGACAAGAAGATGCGCCGCATCCAGTCATCTGTAGAGGTGTTGATCAACACAGAATATGTGCTTGAAGACGAGATCTACCTCTATCAAAAAGGTCTCTAAGGGTAAAACTAACTAATTCTCTAATTCACGACAATGTCAGAAGGATCTAAAACTAGAGTGCTCACTCGCCAAGCATCGTCCGGTATTCCGGCTTCAGGCGTCCCTTTCGAAGGAGAAACATTTTCCACAGTCCTTTCCACTGGTCGCACGGTAACTATTCGTGAAATGGCCGCAAAAGATCTCTTGTTTATGGAAAAAACACTCGGCAAATTGGGTGACATGGAACGAGGGATGAAAATGGTTGAGCGCCTCAGTGTTGGTGAAAATGGTATCACTTTCCCTGAGATTGCAGCTCTCAGTCTAAAGGACTTTCGTAAAGTCTCCTCACTGCTGAATGACGCAGGCGGGCTTGATGATGAAGATGAAGACTTTGAGGAGGAAGACTACACGGGGGAATGATTACCGCCGTTGAGACAGAAGACTTTACCTACGACATCACTGTAGGTGAGGTCTTCTTTGGTAGTGTAAGAGAACTTTGTCCCAAAGATCTTTATTACATTGAGTGCCTGAAGAAAGAAAATGGCGGTGAAGACCTTCTTCAGGTGGAGTTCTTTTTGGAGATGATGTCTCGTCTCTCGGACTTCGACATGGACCGCATCATGAACATGGGGGTGGGAGAGTTTCGCTACCTTATGAATTGGTTCGCTAAAGAGATCCTCGAAGGAAAGCTTATGGGGGTTTACCAGTTTTTAGAAATTGCCTTCCATTTGTGCAAACAGCGGTGGGACTCTTCTGTAGATTGGTTAGAACAACAGCCCATGAGTAAAGTTTTGACAATGGTGGATATAACTACTAAGCATGCCGAACGTCAGAATGCTGAGATGAAGAAGTCTTCAAGAAGGAAGTAATGCTGAAGTTTGAAATCAAAGGACTAGATCGTATCAAATTTGACGAAGATGGCTGGTGGGAAAGAAGCCAGCCTAAAGTCGCTAAGATGCTCGAACAAGAGCATAGAGATGTTTGGGCTAAAGAGCAAAGTCCATGGGACGGGTCCAAATGGAAAGAACTCAAACCTGAGTATAAAGAAAAGAAAGAGTTGAAGTGGGGTCCGCAGCCTATTCTGAGAGCTAGCGGCAGGATGCAGGATAATATGAAAATACGTGCAAACAACGATGGCACGTTTCAAGTCCAAACGACTAAATATGGTGCCTATCACCAGTTCGGGACCCCCAAAATGCCTCAGCGTGTTTGGGTTGGTATCCCAGAGTTTGCTGTTCCTAAGATGGCAGACATTGTTTGCTATAATCTATTCCAACGTAAAGGGAAATGAGCGAAGAAATCAAAGAAATCAAAGAAGTCCAAGAAGCACCTAAAAAGATTACGAAGCCTGCTAAAAGATATCCGGCAGAGCCCCCTGTTAATAAGCCCGTTGAGTCCTTTGAGTCTCCTGTGGCTTCTCGTGCCACTTCCGTTACCCGTGGCCTGAGCAAAAAGGGTGTCGAAGGTATGAAGCGTGAAGCCGCTGAGACAAGCTCCGACCGTCGCGGTCAAGATCTCGCTAACAAGTTTATTGTTCGCGCTGCCCAGCGTAACGGCTGATAAAGGGTAAAATTTGCTTATGAGACGTATAGTAGCAAAACCGAACGACACGTTTCCGAAAATAGCTTATCGTTATTTTCAGAGCTCGTCAAGGTACAAAGACATCCTAGATGTCAATCCAGGCTATACGTCTGTGGATTTGCCTGTGCCTGGTGACTACATAAATCTTCCAGATGACGCTGAACTGACAACGTCAGGGACATTAACTGGCGGTTCATTGGTTACCCAGGTTGGGTCAGAACCACAGGACACACAGAGCTTCTATTACCCTTGGGAAACTAAGGGTCAAGTAGTAGTAAGGTGTCTCGATTACACTCCAGAAGTTCTGGAGTACCCAAGGAGACCTAATGGATACACATTGGACTCCTATGAAGCTGAAAACGGAGTGGAGATTTCTACGTCTGTACTTCTCACTCAGCAATTGTTAAAGGGGGTGTAGCACTGCGGTGACTACAGATGGTATTGCCTGAAGCCATCACTACGCCCTACTCAAAGAAGGGTATTTACAAAAATGACAATTTCTCTTGCCAATATTAGTGGCGGCGCTCCCGGCACTTATATCAACGAATCTACCGGCGTATCTGGTGCTCCCCAGATCGCCAGCTTCACCACAGTTTACATGCTGGTGGACGCACCTGAAACGGTCTCCATCTCGACGTTCCCTGAAAATAAGCCTGTTGCGGTTTATAGCCTCAACGACTATTTGAACTTGATCGGTGGCGCTGTTCCCACCTCTGGTTCCGAACTGCTTTCGTACAACGCAGTTAAAGCTTTCTTCCGCCAGGCGTTCACTGGTGACCTTCGCGTAGTTCGTGTTGGTACTCCTGCTAACTTGGTAGAGCTTGGCTTTGACTCGGTTGGTAAGTCTTTCGACGGCACCAACCTTCCTACGGACCTCACCAAAAACACAGTAGTGTATGTCCAGCTCCAAATCAACGGATATGACGTTGGTGAGAAGACCAGCAACGGCGCTTATAAGGGAATCCCTGTTACTATTCCTGCTTCTTATGTCGCAGGTGATGAGGACAACAACCGTGAAATCGCTCGCGCTATTCGCGATGCAGTAGTTGCTGCTATTAAAGCCGATGCCATTGTTTCCTCCTCGGTTTATGTCCGTGGAACCGCTGACAGCACTGTTGACTTCAGTGCTCTTGCCTACCTGTCTCCCCGTATCCTTGGTCAGCCAGTCTCTGTGGTGGGTTCTTCCACTCCTCAGTCTGGAACACAAGTCCTTACTCAGTCCGGTGTAGACATTGGTAACGTCGCCCCCGGAACCGAAATCACTGAAGGCGTGCTGGACTACATCCAAGCTATTGAGACTTCCTTCTCTGAAGGTTCTCTGCCCCAAGGCTACCTAATTGCTCCTGCTGGTTTCAGTAAGTTCAACAAAGCTGACCGTGCCAAGCTTGGTCAAGCTATGGAAGCTTGGGCTGCCAATGAAAACTCCAAGTGGATGGCTTTCGTTGATGCTGGTCCTTACTGGGTGACTCAGATTCAGAACTACGTTAACTTCACAGAGCATCGTGCTGGAACTGGGTTTGACAAAAACCAAGAAGTTCTGATCAACAACCGCATTTACCAGTGGACGGGTGACGACTATAAGTTCACTGAAGCTCAGTGGACAGCCTCCGATGCTTCTGTTAGCATTAATGGTGCACTCACAGCTGGTTCTCGCGTTGCTCTTTCTGACAGCGCTAAGTTCCAGGTAATTGTTGCTGACAACACTACTGAGATTGTTACTCTCTCTGAGAACCGCAACTTCGTCGATGGTGATAAGATTGATTTGGTTCTTGCTACCGGCGCTACTGCTCCTGCAGGACTTGCCACTGGTACTTACTACGTCATCACTACAGGTGTTGCTAACCAAGTTAAGCTTGCAACTTCTCAGGCCAAGGCACTTGCTGGAACAGCCATTGACTTCACTACTAATGGTGTTGCAGCTTCGGGCATTATCTTTAATGCAACAGTTAATGAGCCCGATTGGGGATTCAACGTCACCATCAATGGTGAAACGTCTGATCTAATCCAAGCCAACGCTGATAACTCTTACTTCAACACTCAGAACCTCCCTGGAACACTCCAAAGTGCCACCAGCGAGTATCTTTTCAAGGGTGTTGCTCGTAAGATTACCACTCCTAACAATGGTGTTGCTATTGTTTCTGGTGATGCAATTTCTTCCGTCACACTGACCGCTGCAACAGGTACGGGTTTCAGTGGAGCTGACGGAACATACTACGCTAACACTATTGCTGGTTCTACAGCTGGTGCTGGTGCTAGCATCAAGTTGGTTGTTGCAGCTGGTGCAGTTACTTCCGTTTCCGTTTTCAATGGCGGGTCGGGGTATCTAAGCACTGAGGCTCTTGTACTCGATCTCCTTAACCTCACAGATGAAGCTGGCGTTACTGCTACTTACACTTGGGGTGTTAACCCGACCGTTACTCTTGGAGTTGAGGGTTCCGCCGTATTCCAGGTAACAACTCACGGTTTTGCCGACGGTGAGCAAGTTTACTTCAGCCAAGATATTAACGCCCAGTCTACTGGTGCTATCACCTCGGTCTCTCTGACTAACGGTGGTGCTTACACCACAGCTCCCACTTCCACTTTGGTTGTGGCTGGTGTGCCTCTGACCGGTGGTTCGGGTGCCGGTGCCATTGGTACCGTGGCTCTTAGCACAACAGGCGCTATCACAAGCGTTATCATCACCACTGCTGGTACTAACTACGTGGCTGGTGACGTTCTCGGAATCACTCTCGCTAACCTGACTGCTGCAAATGCTACAGTTACAACTGAGGTGACTGCCGCTCAAATCCAGGTCGTTTCTGTCGAAGCCCAAGAAGTTATCGCACTGGGAACCACTTCCACTACGGTGAAACCTTACTATGTGAAGAAGGTTTCTGACAACCTTTTCAAAGTGGCTTCGACACTGTCGAACTACACTCAGAACGTGTTCTCGGCCTATCCCACTCAGGCTATCCTAACTGCTACACCGACTATTGTCTATAGGCGATTGGAAGCAGCTACTGGAGGAGGAAGCTTCGGAACCCCCGATAACCTGTATTTCATTCGTGGACGCAAGTACAACTTCGACTTGACACTCGCTGTTGTGCCCATCCTTGATGAAACCGGCGCCGCTACAGGCGACCAGTTGGACTTCCGTGTCTCTAAAGCAGTGAACGGAGATGCTCTGTACGACTTCTTTGAAGGTGCAAACGCTGCTCCTAAGTCCGCTGCTAATGACTTCGCTGCAGATGAGAACTACTTCTGTGTTCCTCTGAGAACCGGCACTGATGGTGTTGGTGAGATTGTTAGCTCTTTTGGTGTGGTTGACCAACGCACTGCCGGTGGTATCCTTCCTCGCCTAGAACAAAATGAGCTATACTACATGCCCATCTGGACTGACGCTGCCTTGGCCGAAACTGTTCTTTACAACGGTGGATCTCGCATTGTCCTCACGCCTGAGCGCGATGTTCCCTCTAATCTGTGGAACTATGATGCTGTCACCAGCCAAGAGCTGATTGATGAGGGTCTGCGCGGTACCAATAACGGTGGTATCCCTGAGGCTGTCTTAGTTGAGTCTGGTGTGTCTAATCACGCTCTTCTTATTGAAGATTCACAACAGTACACAACCGCAAAGGGCTTCCTTGCTTACTACGGTCCGCACATTGAGGATAGCGAAGGATACATTATCCCCGCTTCTCCTTTCGTCGCTGGTCTTGCGATTCGCCGCAGTCGCTCACAAGGATTCCAGTTCCCGCCTGCTGGTGTTTCCTACCCGCTCAACGGAACAACCGGTCCTCAGATCTCCATCAGCTCTGCTGAGCAAGATGTGTCTAACCGTCTTGGCATGAACGCACTGCGTACACTGCCCGGTTATGGTAACACCGTCTTCGTCTGGGGTGGCCGCACACGTGTGAACGCTGCCGACGCAGATCAAGGTCTGTACAAGTTCGTGAACACACGAGTGATCCTCAACGTGATCTACGGAACATTGAAAGGTGCTTTCGACTCGCAGATCTTCTCTGTGGTTGATGGAAGAGGGCTGCTCTTCACTAAGATCAGAACCATTGCTGAGAACGTCCTGTACGTCTTCTGGGCCGGTGGCGCACTGTTTGGTGAACAGCCAAGTGACGCATACGCAACAATTTGCGACCGTCGCAACAACCCCAGCCAAACGCTGGAAGAAGGTCTCGTGTACCTGTCGGTCTTTGTTGTTCCGGTTCCCACACTGGAAAGGATCCAAATTGACCTCGTCCGTGTCGCCATTGACGACGTCGCCAAAACCCTGGAAGCTCGCGGCTACGGCAGCTGATTTGTAGGGTAAAACTAAGTAGCACAACTGGGGGGAGGGACATCCTTCCCCCTTTCTACTTGATTATGGATTTACCTTCCAAGCGTGGCATAACCTATCCGTTAAGCATAGTGAACGGTAATTTGTCCGTCTCTACTGATTTGACTTTAGTGAGAGAACACATTGTTTCGGTTTTAGAGACTAGACCCTTTGAACGTGTGATGCGTCTCGATTATGGGACCCCAGATAGAACGTTTAGCATCCTTCAACCTGAAATTATTGACTCTCGAATCGCTGAGGCAATCGAAAGAGAAGTCACTGAACTAGAAGAACTCAGAGTTCAAGGTGAGTGGTATGCTTCGGAAGATGGACTTTACAACGTGAACATCTATTACAAAGTAGATGGAATACCCCAACCCCCTCTTAGTTTAACATTGGTGGCATAATATGGCGCAGCGCTTTCAAACAGCCCCGGTTCCAAAAGGGGAGTTATCAGGGTATGTTAAGGACCCTTACGGCGAAGTACAAACACAATTCCAAATTGCCTCTTCTAAGAGGAAAGTTGATGACGCGATTGTTCGTCCAAACGACGAATTGCTCATCAGTAAAGGTGGTCTCCAGGCACTAAACATTTATCGCAGACTCCTTACAGACTCAACAGTCCAGTCTGCCTTTTCTAAACTGTCACAGGAAGTGACATCGAGAGATTTGATCATTGACCCAGTATCGAACCTCCCTGGTGATATAGCTGTAAAAGACTTTGTAGAGTTTGCTCTCGAAAAGCTGAACATGGATGTGATCTTCCGTGGGATGCTTGAGGCCTATGTCACGGGGTATTCAGTAGCTGAAGTTATTTGGAAGTCTACTCCTAAAGGAGTGTTACCGGTTGATGTTCGCATTAGAGACGCTAGAAGGTTTATCTTCCAAGAAAGCCCTGAGGGAGATGATGGTTTCACCATGCGGATGCTGACCCGCGAGGCGATGGAGAAAGGGGTAG